AAAAAGTAATGAAAAAGAAAAAGTGATTTCTAAAAAACTTCACTTTGTTTGGATTGGTGACGAGTCCAAACGCCCAGATCATTGCATTGACACTTGGAAAACCTTGAATCCTAACTACGAGGTTAGGATTTGGGGCAATGATGATCTAAAAAGTCATAAGTGGTTTAACGCCAAACATATTCAAGACATGGCTCGCAAAGAGCTTTGTGGCGTTGCTGACCTGATGCGCTATGAAATCCTTTACAACGAAGGCGGGATTACGCTAGACGCTGATTCTGTCTGTATTGCTCCGTTAGAGGATTGGTTACTAAAGCCTGATGCTTTCGCGCATTGGGAGCAAGAGACTCGTAGACCTGGGCTGATTAACGTCAGCGTCATGGCATCTACGCCTCAAAATCCATTTTTCGGTGAGTGTATTGAGCGACTAAGATTGAAAGAATCCGTCACTAAATATAGGGCTTGGGAAGAAACAGGCCCGATGCACATCACCGAGGTCTATCACCAGACCGAGTACCCATTAACCGTTTACCCTTCGCACTATTTCACTAGAGATCACTTCTCAGGATACAGATACGAAGGCAACGGACATTGTTTCGCTACTCAATTCTGGGGAAGCACTAACGGCTATGAAAGGGCTGAAAAATGGAAAGCGTAATTGAAGAACGTGATGGTTGGTGGTGGCCTAAAGACGATATTGAGGCTTGGAAGTGGATTCCTATCGAAATCGCTGCCATTCCTGATCTCGTTAAGTGGGTTCCTGAACGCAATCTAGTCATTCATGCTGGTGGCAATTGTGGTGTCTGGTCAAAGATTTACTCTCCACTTTTCAAAGAAGTCGTGACTTTCGAGCCAAACGACATTAACTTTGAGTGCTTTAAGCGAAACGTAAACGAAGCAAACGTCACGATCTACAAGGCTGGACTGTCTGATAAAGAAGGTTTCTGTAAGTCTGTTGATGGTGACGGAGATAAGAACTACGGAGCCTTGCAGATTGAGGAAGCTGACGAAGGCATCCCGATGATGACCATTGACAGCTTGAACTTAAACCCTGACCTTATCCAGTTGGATGTAGAAGGCTTTGAGGAAAACGCTATTCGTGGCGCTCGTAATACGATTATGAGAAGCCGCCCAATCATCATTATTGAGCAGAAGAAACTAGCCAAAAACGGCATGAATGACGCTGAAATCGCTATAATGATTCAACGGATGGGCTACTTTTTCGCTGAGCGAGTGTGGTCTGACAACGTATTTATTCCTGTTGAGAAACTAGCATGAAGCGCGGAAACGAATCATTTTCTGGTTACAACAAACCAAAACGCACTCCAAACCACCCAACCAAGAGCCATGCGGTTCTAGCAAAAAGTGGTGACGAGGTGAAATTGATTCGTTTCGGTCAGCAGGGTGTCAAAGGCAGTCCAGACGGCTCTAAGCGCAACGAAGCGTTTAAAGCCCGTCATGCTGAAAACATCGCCAAAGGCAAGATGAGTGCTGCTTACTGGGCGAACAAGGTTAAGTGGTGAAACTATGGACAACGAGTACCTAAAACGAATCTATGGCTTGCTAGAGTCAGGTGCGACTTTAGGTACTGGTGCTGTCTCAGGCTTGGTTGGTATGCCTTACGGCCTATATAAAGGCGTTACAAGCGGTGCTTACGGTACGCCTGAAGCTCCAAGGATTGCAGCACGAGAAGCGCAGCAGTTCATGGAGCGCAACACTTACCAACCAAGAACGGCTCAAGGACAGGCAAATTTACAACAATTGGCTGGTTTGCTTGAGGCATCTAAATTGCCGCCTGTAATGCCTGAAGCCTCATTATTGGCTGCTATTCCAAAACAAGCGTATGCGGCACAGGCTGAACGCGCTGGCATGGCGGCTGAAAAAGCCATTGCTCCTGTTGTTACTCGAACTATGGAGCGTGGTGGCTTGCCTGCTCAGTTATTGGGTGACTTGAGCCAAGGTTCTATCAGGCCAATGGATGTTTGGCATGGTTCACCACATGGCCCGTTTGAGAAGTTTGACCCAACTAAAGCTAGAACTGGCGAAGGTAACGCAACATTTGGCGAAGGTGCTTATTTAGCTCAAGCTCGTGGCACAGGTGAGACATATAGAAATTCATTAAGCGATTTTGATATTTATGTTGATGGAAAGCCATTCAATCCAGATGAAATTTCTCACATGGCTGCAATGAGCGTATATCAAGCTGGAGACAATAAATCAAAAGCTATTGATACACTAAAAGAAGCAGTAAAAGATTTAAGTTCTAGAAATACAAAATGGGCTAATGATTTAGCATCTCAAAAACAGCAAGAAATTGATTATTTGAGCAAGGTAAAAGACTTGCCAAAATATGAGGAATCTTCAAAAGGCTATATTTATAAAGTTGATTTGCCTGATGAGTCAATTGCCAAGATGCTTGATTACGATAAACCTTTGAGCCAACAAGCGCCAGAAGTTCAGGCAGCATTGGCAGACATTGGTATAACCGTAGACAAGAAGAAACTTGGTGAATTTCATGATGCTTTGCTTGATGCTTTAGAAAATCCAAGCTCAACAACAACTGTTGATAAACTTCCAAAAGCTCCTAGAGATTGGACAGGTGAGCAAATATTGAAAATGATTGAACGCAATCCATCTCAATATTTTCCTAAAGTTATGGAAGGTAAGGAACTTACTGGCGCAATGATTAACCCTAGAGCTGGCGTTAGTGATTTGCTTGCTCAGAAGGGTATACCTGGCGTTCGATACCTAGATCAAATGAGCCGTGATGCTGGTGAAGGCACATCAAATTTTGTTGTGTTTCCAAAGTATCAAGAAACTCTAAAGATCAAAGAGATCAATGACAAACCTTATGAACAATGGTTTCCTAAGACAAATCTGCTAGACTAACCACATATCAACAACACCAACAAGCCTTTAAGGAATTGGTACTAAAAAATGAATAAATTAGAAAAGGGAAATTCCCAGAATCTAACTAACCGAGGTCGAGGAAGACCAAAGGGCGCAATCAATAAAACAACGATTGAGTTCCGAGAAACAATCCAAAAGCTATTGGATAAGAACACAGATAACGTTTCTATCTGGTTAGAAGACATTGCCAATGGCGACCCGCTAACAGACCGCAAGCCAGACCCTTACAAGGCTTTAGATATGCTGACTAAGCTGGCTGAGTATGCAGCTCCGAAGTTGGCTAGAACCGAACACGTTGGTAATAATGACACGCCTGTTGAGCTAAAGATCACATGGGCGAAATAGTCATCCCTTATTCGCCAAGAGATCAACAGTTACAAATTCACGACCTGATAGACGAAAAGCGTTTTACTGTCGTGGTGGCTCATCGAAGGATGGGAAAGACTGTCTCGGCGATCAATCATCTCATCAAGGCGGCAATCCTGAACACTAAGGAAGCGCCTAGATACGCTTACATTGCTCCTACCTATGGGCAGGCCAAGAGGGTGGCTTGGGATTACTTGGTTAAGTACGTCAAACCTTTGGGTGGGACTGAAAACATCTCAGAATTGAGAGTTGACTTCTTGGGTAGAAGGATTCAGCTATACGGCTCAGACAATCCTGAGAGCCTTCGTGGTCAATACTTTGATGGTGTGATTCTTGATGAAATCGGAGACCAAAACCCAAAAATCTGGACTGATATTGTCCGACCAGCCCTTGCAGACCGCCTTGGCTGGTGCTTATTTATTGGCACTCCAAAAGGCCACAACCACTTTAAAGAACTCCGAGACAGAGCAGAAACCGAAGCCGATTGGGGTTTGCTTGAGTTCAAAGCATCGCAAACTAAAGTAATTGCCGAGTCTGAACTTAACGCTGCTCGCTCTGAAATGGGCGAAGACAAGTACCTACAAGAGTTTGAGTGTTCGTTTAACGCTGCGGTGGAAGGCTCTTATTACGGTCAGCTACTTAACGAGCTGGAAGCTAAGAACCACATTCAGGAGTTCCCAAGGGATGACCTTTGCAAGACCATCACGGCATGGGACTTAGGCATGGGTGACTCTACGGCTATCTGGGTGGCTCAGTTGATAGGCTCAGAGATCAGGCTCATTGACTATTACGAAAACAACGGTGTTGGGCTGGATGTTTACGTCAATTGGCTACGAGAAAACTCATGGGACAAAGCCGAGCATATCTTGCCGCATGACGTACAGGTAAGGGAATTGGGTACTGGTCGCAGCCGCCTTGAGATGCTTCAAGATGCAGGTTTAAACATCCAAATCGCCAAACGTATGGGTGTTGATGACGGTATTCAGGCAGTCCGCAGGATTCTGCCAAGGTGCTGGTTTAACGTGCCAAAGGTCAAGATTGGGCTAGATTGCCTGAGAAACTACCGCCGTGAGTACGATGAAAAACGCAAAATCTTCTATGACCGACCGCTGCATGATTGGTCTTCACACGCTTCTGACGCTTTCCGATACTTGGCTATCGGTCTAAACGAATCTACAACCTCATGGGATAAACCCCTAAACCAAAGAAAGAGCTGGATAGTCTGATGTTTATGATGAAACAAGGTGACCTCGCAGATCGCCGTAAGATTGACTTACTTGAAAAGCGCATCGAAATGCTTGAGAATTGTGTTAAAGAGCTACAATCAGAGCAACGCCCTAGGATGGGCAGGCCACCAAAGGTAAAAGATGAGCCAGCTACGGAATCGCAAGCAAGCTAAAGAAGCAGGATTAAATACCTACTTTACTGGCAAGCCATGCAAACGTGGCGGTATCGCAGAGCGCAGACTAAATGGAGACTGCCTTTGTGATGCTTGTGTGTCTTTTACTGCTGAATTAAAAGCTGCATGGTTTACTAAAAATAGGCATAAAAATAAAGCATGGAGTAATGCAAATCCTGAAAAGATGAAAGCATACAAATATGCCTATGCCGAAAAGAACAAAGAAGCACAAAAAAAACGAATAGATGTATGGAAGTCAAACAATAAAGAAAAAGTTGCTGCTTATTTCCATAAGCGTAGAGCCGCAAAAATAAATGCAAAGCCATGCTGGTATTCTGAATTTGACTCTTTTGTGATTCAAGAGGCTTTTAGGCTTGCAAAGCAAAGACAAGTGCTAACTAGCATAAAATGGCACGTAGATCACATGATTCCGTTACAAGCTAAGACAGCCAGCGGGTTTCATAGTGCTGACAACATTCAAGTCATTCCTGAGTTTCTTAACGTAAGAAAAGCAAACAGAATGACTTATACGGAGCGAAACGAATGGCTACAAACCCTGTGAGTGACGACAAACTCAAAGCAATTATTGAATCCGAAATTGACAACAGTATCGGATTTTTAGAAACTGAAACAACTCAGCAACGCGCCGAGGCAATTCAAGCCTATTTGCGTCAGCCATACGGGACAGAAATTGAGGGCAAATCCTCAATCGTTACTGGTGAAGTTGCAGAAGCCGTAGACGGTTCTCTGCCTTCTCTGGTTCGCATCTTCTCATCTAGTGATGAAGTAGTGCGATTTGACCCCCGTGGACCACAAGACGAAGCTGGCGCTAAACAAGCGACTGAGTACGTTAACTGGGTGTTCATGCGTGACAACGATGGCATCATCATCTTGCACGATTGGTTTAAAGACGCGCTTCTGCAAAAGGTCGGCGTAGTTAAAGCCTATTGGGAAGACAAGGAAGACGTTACTAAAGAAAAGTACCGCGACCTGTCTGATGACGAGCTGGCAATGCTTCTTTCTGACGAGACTATGGAAATAGTCGAGAAAGAGGTTGTCGAGAACGAAATGAAAGACCCCGCTGGCAACCCTGTGCTAGATCAAATGGGTCGCCCTGTGATGTATGCGTCTAACAGCGTCACAGTTAAAAAGAAAAAGAAATCTGGTCAAGTTGTTGTGGAAAACATCCCACCAGAGGAGTTCTTGATCTCCAAACGTGCCAAGCGTAGCCCTGCTGATTCGCCTTTCGTGGCGCATCGTCGCCTTATGACTCGCAGCGACTTGATCGCTATGGGCTTTGATAAGGACATTGTGGAAGGCTTGTCAACGTCAGATTCTTTGACCTTCTCGCCTGAATACTTAGCCCGTATGGGTGATGGTGAAAACCCAGATGATGCACAAAGCCTTGACGATTCAATGCAAACCATTGAAGTGTTTGAGTGCTATGTTCGTGCTGACATTGATGGCGACGGTATTGCTGAACTCCGTCAGGTGTTCTACGCATCCAACGAAATCCTGAGTGACGAAGAAACAGACTACGTTCCTTTCCACTCTATCTGCCCAATTCCAACGCCTCACAAGTTCTTTGGCGAGTCGATGGCAGATCGCACAATGGACATTCAGTTAATCAAGACTACGATCACTCGTCAAATCTTGGATAACTTGTATCTGACAAACAACGCTCGCGTTACTGCCGTTGACGGTCAAGTAAACCTTGATGACTTGCTTACTTCTACCGCTGGTGGCGTGGTTCGCGTTAAGTCTCCTGGCGCTGTGCAACAGTTGACTGTTCAATCAATGGCAGGTCAGGCTTTCCCAATGCTGTCTTACTTGGACTCAATCCAACAAAAGCGCACAGGTGTAACCGAAGCAAGCCAAGGTTTAGACCCTGCAATTCTGCAAAACGTCACAGCCGCAGCCGTTGCTTCTATGCAACAAAGCGCAGCAGGCAAGATTGAGATGATTGCTCGTATCTTTGCTGAGACAGGCGTTAAATCGTTGTTTAAAGGCATCTTGCATCTTCTCTGTAAGTACCAAGACAAAGCCCGTATCGTTCGTATGCGTGGCCAGTACGTTCAATTTGACCCTCGTGAGTGGTCGAATCAGTACGATGTGGACATTAACGTAGGCTTGGGCGCTGGCAACCGTCAGGAGCAAATGGCGATGTTGAACATGGTTCTTGCTAAACAAGAGCAAGTCTTGGGTCAAATGGGTCCAGCTAATCCATTGGTTTCGATGGGTCAGTACCGCAACACATTGGGTCGCATGGTTGAAGCTGCTGGCTTTAAGGATTCTGCTGAGTTCTACAAGTCAATCACGCCTGAACAAGACCAAGCCTTGAGCCAACCACAACAGCCTCAACAAGCTCCTGTTCCGCCTGAAGTGCAGGCTTACATGGCTAAGACTCAAGCAGACATTCAAGCCCAACAAATGAAGGCACAGGCTGACATTGAATTGGCACAACAGAAAGCTGCTGCTGAGATTCAGTTGATGCGCGAGAAAGAAGCTGCTAAGTTGCAGTTTGAGCGTGAAAAGTCTGCTGCTGAAATGGCTCTGAAACAAGAGGAATTCATGGCTGAAGCTCAAATGAAGGCTATGAAAGTAGGCGCAGGCATCACTTCTAACGTAGAAATCCCAGGGTAAAAATTATGGATTTTGATACATTATTTGGCGGCTATCGTGAGACTGAGCCTTACAGTCTTAGTTATGTCGACCCTTTACTTGGCGGCTATCGTGAAACAGAGCCTACTGGTAGCAGCTCTAGTTATGTCGACCCTTTGCTGATTGCAGCTAGAAGCGCCGAGCCTCGCCCTGTTAAAACATTTAGCGAACAAGAGCAACAAATCTTAGCCGCTATCAACAAAGATACTGGCAAACCGCCAACCTTTGCTGACGTTTATAACCGTTGGGTTGTGAATGAATTGCTGCCTTGGCAAAACAGCGTACAAGGTACTGAAACTGATTTAACTCAGCTAAAAGTTGATAAGAACGGCTACATTATCCCTACTCCTTTAAATCCATTGTGGAACTGGAGTACAGGAGCAGATACACAAGCTACTAAATTAGGACTTGACCAAAGATATTTGGATGCTCTGGATGCTTACAACAAGGCAAACAACACAAATATCAAGCCTGACGAGACAGTTTTAGGCGCTACAACACAGCCAAACCCAACATTCCGCGCTGCGGATGATGATTCTTTCTTTGTCAAATTACGAGACACGGCTGAAGCTGCTGGCTCTGTTGCTGGTAATTACTTCTTGCCAGGCTCGTCTTTGGTGACTTCTCGATTATTCAGCGAAGGCGCTCAAGAGCAGTTAGCTACCGATGAGATGAGGCTTGCTAACGCTGCTGCTGGTATTGCTGGTGGTTTACAAGGAAACATGGCTAACTACGGCATAGTTGGCGAAGCATTAGGAATTACTACTGCCGACCCTAATGCTGTTGGTGGCATAACTGGTCCTGACAACATTGACGTTGGTGGTGGCTGGAGTCCTGCTGCTGGCGCTACTCCAGCTGAACTTGAGGCTGCACGAATTGCTCTTGAGAGTCCAGGCGCAACAGGATTAGAAACTTTGCCGCCTTCTGTTAACACACCAGAGCAAGCATTTGGTGGAACACCAGAAGTAACGGCAGATCAAATCACAAGTGATATTTCTGCAAATGCACCAGATAACATTGATGCTGGTGGCGGTTGGAGTCCTGCAACTGGTGCAACTGAATCTGAGTTAGCAGCAGCTCGTGCCGCAGCCGCAGCGACTCCAGCACAAGTAGCCGCAGCAAAAGCCGCTGGTATGTCAGTTCTTGACTATGCTCGTGCTGGTTTATTGATTAACGCTTTAACTGGTGACCCACTAGGTTTAGGCGGTGAAACTGGTCAACAAGGCGCTCCAGCAGGCTCCACAGGTTTTGCACAAGTGCCAATCCCTGCCGAATGGAAGTCGCCTACCTATGCCGCATCGTCTGCCCCAATTGATCTAGAGTCAATATTCTCAACACAGAATATGCTTGGTGGTACACAATGGCAAAATCTGCCTAGTCAGCGTAATGTGTCGTTCAACGATATATTCGCTGCTGGTCAACAACAGACACCAATGGGTTCGCCCGTTGATCTAAACAACATAGTGAGTGCAATCCTTGGACAAACCGCAACTAGCCAAAAATCTGCTTAACGATGACTTTTTCAAAGGCGAGATTGAGCTTTTGAAAAGTATCGAGATGCAGAAGATCGTTAATTCTCAGCCGCATCAAGTTGATGAAAGAGAAGTTGCGTATTCCAAAATAAACGCATTACAATCGGTCTTAGGACATTTTGAGTCTATGGCAGCTACAAAGCGCATAGAACAAAAGAAGTGGAAGATTTTGTAAGGAAACTTACCCGTGGTCTACGGATTAGACTGACAATTTGGGAATCAAATGAGCGAAAACACGACACCGCAAGGTAGTGGAACGCTGACGGTGGACACAGCCGCAGCAGCATTTTTAGGAATGATGGAAGCAGAGGAAGGCGCTGAAAACAGCCAACCCGAATCTGAAGAAGTATCCGATGAATATGCTGAGGAATCTGAGTCCGAGTTGGTAGATTCTGAAGAAGCTGAAGAACAGCCTACACGACGATTCAAGGTGAAAGCCGCTGGAGAAGATCGTGAAGTAACTGAGACTGAGCTTATTGAGGGCTACCAATTAGGTGCGGATTACACCAAGAAGACCCAGAAACTTGCTGAAGAACGCAAAGCGGTGGAAGCCGAACGAGCGAAAATTCAGGAAGCGACAAAATTAAGAGATCAGTACGCCCAACGTCTGCAAATGATGGAGCAATTTCTCCAGCAACAGAATAAAGGCGAGAATTTGGATGCTTTAAAGGAAGTTGACCCAATCGGCTATGCCGTGAAGGTCGCTGAACAGGCACAACGAGAGAAACAGTTAGCAGTCCTGCAACAAGAGCAGCAACGCATTGCACAACAGCAACAAGCCGAGCAATCTGAGCGCCTGCAAAGTCATCTCGCTGAAGAAAGTCAAAAATTGACTTCAGCCATTCCTGGTTACGGAAACCCTAAAGAGGGCGACCAAATCCGCAAAGACATTCGTGAATATGCGAAGTCAATCGGATGGAGTGACCAAGAGCTTGCAAATTTGTATGACTCTAGGGCTGTTTTAAGCCTGTATCACGGAATGAAGTATGCCAAACTTCAGAGTAATAAGCCTTCAATCACTAAGAAAGTGGAAGCAGCTCCGAAGATGCTAAAAGCTGGTACTTCTAACCCCCGTAATGCAGAAGTAGAACAGAACAAAAAATTAAGCACACAGCTGAAGAAAACTGGCAATGTCCGTGACGCAGCTCGTGTATTTGAAAAATTCTTGTAATCGGAGTTAAAAATGGCTACCTATCAAACCTACCAATCTATCGGCAACCGCGAAGACCTGTCTAACGTCATCTATGACATTAGCCCCACCGACACCCCATTGTTGAACACTTTGGCTCGTGCTAAAGCTACTGCTGTTTACCATGAGTGGCAAACTGACAGCTTGGCTGCTGCAACTACTGCTAACGCTGCTGTTGAAGGCGCTGACGCTTCTGACGCTACTATGTCGCCCACTACTCGTTTGGGTAACTACTGCCAAATCGTTCAGAAGACCATCAAAATCTCTGGCACTTTGGAGTCTGTGGACAAAGCTGGTCGTAAGAGCGAAAAGGCTTACCAATTGAGCAAGGCTTCTGCCGAACTCAAGCGCGACATCGAAACCATCTTGACTGCCAACCAAGGCCGTGACGCTGGTACTGCTTCTGATGCTCGTAAATTGGGCGCTATGTTGTCTTGGATTAAGACCAACACAAACAAGTCTTCTGGCACTACTGCTGGTGTTGACCCAACTACCGTTGGCGTTTCTACTCGTACAGACGGCACACAACGCGCTTTCACAGAGACAATCTTGAAAGACGTTATCCAGAAGGTTTACAGCGCTGGTGGCAACCCCAAGATTTTGATGGTTGGTCCATTCCAGAAGCAAACTGTGTCTGGTTTCGCTGGCATCGCTGCACAACGCTTCATGGCTCCTTCTGATGGTCCTACCACCATCATCGGCGCTGCTGACGTTTACATGAGCGACTTCGGTACTGTGTCTGTCGTTCCTAGCCGTTTCATGCGTACTCGTGACGCATTGGTGTTGGACCCAGAATACGCAGCAGTTGCTTACCTGCGCCCATTCGCCACAAACGAATTGGCCAAGGCTGGTGACGCTGAGAAGACTCAGATTTTGGCTGAGTTGACTCTGGAAATGCGTAACGAAGCAGCCCACGGTATCGCTGCTGACTTGTCCACTTCTTGATAATACTGGGGGGCTAATCACCCCCCTTTTCTTATGCGCCACATATCATCACAAGACGGTAAACAAACAAACTTTCACGACATTGATGGGAAGTATCTCATCGAGACTCGGCAAGACATTAGTGGAATTATTGAGAGCAACAAAGCTCAATTCAATGCCATTGACGAAAAAGCCAAGTGGGGTGAATGGACAAAAGTTGCAAGTATTCCTAACGCTGTTATTGATGACCTCAATAAGCAAGGAATCATGCGAGGTTTTGCTGTAATGGATGAAAAAAGGTTTCGAGCCTTCTTAAATAACCCTGATAATCGGTTCTTTAGAACAAGACCAGGACAGTTATGAAGGTAGCGATTTGCGTTCCATGCCGTGACACAGTTATGACAGGGTTCGCTTTTGACCTAGCGAAGCTATGTGCGTATGAGGGTGTTACTCGATGCGCTAAAGGTGGTTCATTGATGATTTATCAAGTGCCTGGCACTTTGATATTTAACCAACGCGAACGACTTGCCGAACAAGCAATCAAAGATGGTGCTGATGCTATTCTTTGGGTTGATTCTGATATGCGTTTCCCAAAGGATGCGCTTCAGATTCTCTTGTCTCGTAAGTTGCCGATTGTTGGCGTTAATGCAACTACTCGCCGTTTTCCTTGTTTGCCTACTGCTTTGGACATTGACCCAGAGACTAACGATCTAGTCAAAGTCACAAGTAAGGACAAAACAGGTCTTGAGCAAGTTATGGGTGTTGGTTTTGGCATGGTCCTTATTCGTAAGGAAGTGTTCCAGAAGACGCAAAAACCTTGGTTTTGGTTTGAACAGACCGATAAAGGTGGGACAATAGGCGAAGATATTTACTTCTGTGCAAAGGCATTTGATGCTGGTTTCCAGACTGTTGTAGACCATGATCTATCAAAGCACATTAGGCATATCGGAACCTACGAATATGGTTGGGATGATGTATGAGCATAGCTACTTACTCTGAATTGCAGACTGCCGTAGCCAATTATTTGGCTCGTACAGACTTAACAAGTCAGATCACAGATTTCATTCGATTTGCAGAATTGCGTTTGCGCCGTGAGTTGCGTATTCGCCAAATGCTTAAATCGGCAACGACTACCACAGTTGGTGGTACGTCTACTGTCGCTTTGCCGTCTGATTTCCTTGAGATTCGTGACTTTCTAATCCTCACAAATCCAGTTCAACCGTTAACTTACTCAAGCCCTTCGATTTTTAGCCGCAATGCTCGTGTGACTGAAAGTGGCAAGCCGCTTGACTACACGATCTTGGCATCTGAGTTCCAACTGGCTCCTGTGCCAGATTCGACTTACACAATCAAGATGCTTTATTACGCATCGCCTACATTCTTGAGCGACTCAAACACAAGCAATGTTTTTATTGCTAACGCTCCTGATGCGCTTTTGTACGCTTCTTTGTTGGAAGCTGAACCGTATCTGATGAATGACGCTCGTATCAATACATGGGGAACTATGTACGACCGAGCAATCTCTACTCTTACCAAGTCTGACGAAGCAAGTCAGTATTCTGGTGTTCCACTTTCAATGTCAACAGCAACGAGGTAAATCATGGCTGAAATGTCAAACTATCTTGAGAACGCTCTGATTAACGCTACGTTGCGTAATACGAGCTACACAACCCCATCATCTTCTTATTTGGCGCTCTACACAAGCGACCCAACAGACGCAGACACAGGCACAGAGGTTTCTGGCACTTCTTACGCCCGTCAAGCTATCACTTTTGGCGCACCTTCAAACGGTGTTAGCACAAACAGCGCAGCGATTGAGTTTCCTCAAGCTGGTGGCTCATGGGGTACTGTGACTCACGTTGGTATCCGTGACGCTTCTACTTCAGGCAACTTGCTGTTTCACACAGCCTTGGATGCTTCTAAAACAATCGCAACTGGTGACGTTTTCCGTGTCGCCATTGGTTCATTGAGCGTTACTTTGGCGTGATATGGCTGACCTGCTCCCACCGTGGACAATTGACAGCCTTGATAATTTAAAGGCTAGTCTTGACGACTTAACCCTGTCTTTAGACAGCGAGTTATACACAACGTCTGTCACTCTGTGGGATGCTTCAGGTTCGGTAACTTCATCGGCTACCGTATCGTCAGGCTCTAGCGTCACGTTTGCTGGCGCTGCTTCTGTTACTTCTGCCGCTACTGTCTCATGTGAGGCTGTTCGCGTTGCTTTAGGTACTGCATCCGTAGACGCTTCTGCAAGCGTTTCTTGCGATGGCGTTAGGGTTGCTATTGGTAGTGCATCAATAACGGCTCTAGCGACCGTTACGGCGGCTGGACAGCGTATTGCAGAGGCTTCTGCATCAATCTCTGGTGATGCTACTGTCACGGCTCTTGGTGGAATCGTTGCTAACGGTGTTGCTGACATATCCGCAGCCGCTACGGTTACTGCTGACTCTATCCGTGTAAGACAGGCTGACGCAAGCGTTTCTGCTGCTGCTACTTTTACTGCCCTTGGTGGTGTTGTTGCAGACGGAATTGCTAGTATTACCTGCGAGGCAACGGTAGACGCAAGTGCGTATGCTGTTTATGACTTCTCAGGCTCTATTACTGTTAGCACTACGGTAACTTGTGATGGGCATCGACTTGGCGATAATTGGGGCGATGTAACTGACACTTCAAACGATTGGACAGACTTATCTCCTGAGTCGAATACATGGACTGTTTCTAGTGAAAGTTCAAACACATGGCAAGATTCGTCTGCAAGTTCAAACACTTGGACAACGCAATCTGCCACTTCAAACACATGGTTAAGACAAGGTTAATATGCCAACACAAAGAATCGGATTGGGTGAATGGCTGCCAGATCAGCCTGGCATGGTTGGCGGCATTACCGTAGCAAAGAACTGTTATCCAACATCAACTGGATATGCTCCTTTTCCTGCCGAGGCTGACTTTTCGGCTGAAGCTGGTGAAAACCTAACTTCTCTGGTCTACGCTAAAGACCAATCAGGTACATCTAAGCTGTTTGCGGCTGGTCTGCATAAGATTTATCAGGTTGATTCTGTTGGCGCTTTGACAGACGTTTGGTACACGACAGGCACTTATTCCCAATCAGGTAGCACAACATTAACCGTTACTGCAACCGCTCATGGCTGGAAAACAGGCGACTCTGCTTATTTGAACTTCACAAGCGGCACAGCAGCAGACGGTCAATTTACTGTGACCAAGGTAGATGCTGACACTTTCACGGTATCTACAACGTCGGCAACGACTACTGGCAACGTAAGAATCTCGTCAACTTCTGCTGGATACAACACGCTTACTGGAAACATTTTCCGTTTCACAAAGTTTGGAAACCGAATTATCGGAACTAACTTCAGCGAGCGCCTTCAGTCTTTTGTGTCTGATTCAAGCACTTCGTTTAAGAACTTGTCAGACGATGCTCCTGTTGCTAAGTTTATTACTGTGGTGCGTGACTTTGTAGTGTGCGCTCACATTGAATCTTCTGGCAATACATTGCCGTATCGACTGCAATGGTCTGGTTTTAATGACGAGACAACTTGGACAACGAGTCAAACGACTCAAGCCGATTTCCAAGACATTGTGGATGGTGGGCATATTACTGGCATCCGTGGCGGTGAGTTTGGTCTTATCTTGTTAGAGAAGGCTATCCACCGCATGACTTATGTTGGTACGCCTTACATATTCCAGTTTGACAACATTAGCCGTGGCAAGGGCTGTATCGCTCCTGGCTCTGTCTGCCAATATGAAGGATTGACGTTCTTCTTGTCGGATGATGGCTTTTATATGTGTGACGGTCAGCAAGTCGTGCCAATCGGCGCTGAGAAGATTGATCGTTTCTTCTTTAATGATGCTGACCTTGATCTTTCAACTATGTCATCTGCTGCTGACCCAGTTCGCAAGTTGGTGATGTGGAACTACAAAGACAAGTTCGCTAATCGTAAATTGATTGTTTACAGCATCGTTACTAAGAAGTGGTCTTACATGGAAGCTACTTCAGACTACATTTCAGACGCTTCAACCGCATCTGTGACTGTTGAGCAATTGGATTCGATTAGTTCATCTCTTGATTCGCTGACTGTCCCACTTGACTCTCCTTTGTACTCAGGCGGTAAGTTTTTCCTTGGCGGTACTGATGCTGCGAAGGTTATTACTTTCAACGGATTGCCTAAGTCTGCTGTTATCGAGACAGGTGATATTGGAACTGGTGCAATGTCATTGGTTACTTTGGCTCGCCCACAAGTAGATAACGGCTCTGCGACTGTTGCGATTTCTTCTCGTAGTCTGTTAAACCAAGGTGTTTCGTTTGGAACTGACGGCTCTGCTGATTCTGATAACAGGGTTTCTTTGCGAAGCTCTGGCAGATACCATCGCCTACGGATTAAGCCTACTGGTGACAACTGGAGCATGGCTGTCGCTGTTGATGTAGACGTTAACCAAATGGGGAGTCGCTGATGTATCGCACATTACCTCCATTTGGTGGCGATCAACGCGCTGTTGCTGAGATCGTCAACGGAATAATGAACGGGAAAACCAACAACACAGGCACTATTTCGCTTGCAACTGGTAACGCTACGACTACAACCATAACTGACGCAAGAATTGGTTATGACAGTAAGATTATCGTAATTCCGTTTTCAGATGCTGCCGAACAAGATACATCACCGTATGCTGAATTTGAAGATTTATCCTATACAACACTTAGTAGCAGCATCAATTCATCTGTTACAACAATTCCAGTTGTAAGCACTAGCGGATTTCGATCTGTTGGTGTAGTAAGGATAAATAACGAAATAATCAGCTATACAGGGAAAACCACTACATCTTTTACAGGATGCACTAGGGGTGATTTTGGTACATCAAACGCATCGCACAATTCTGGCGATTATGTGCATGGCTCACAAGCGCAAGCATCTGGTTCAAGTGCGGCAATTAAGTTAAACACCACAGGACTAAGCAACGGAATTACTTTGGTTGATGACACAAAAATCACAGTCTTAAATACTGGTGTCTATAACTTTTCTTGGTCTGCACAAGTTAACAATAATTCTTCTAGCACTAAGAATATCTATGCCTGGATTAAGAAGAATGGAACGTCTGTTGATGGTTCAAACGGTCTTGTTTCCGTTCACGGAAGTGCTGGCGGCGTAGATGGCCACACAATTATTGCTTGGAACTATTTTCTCAATTTGCAAGCAAATGATTATGTTGAATTTTGGTGGTCTCCGACTGACCAAAAGTTAACAATTGATAGTTATGAGCCAGTATCTCCAGCTCCTGCAACGGCGGCTGTAATTGTTACTGTAAATTACATTGCACCACAGTCCTACTCAAATGTGTATGTAAGCGCTCAGACAAAAGGAAGTGCGACATTGACACACTTCGCAAACGCAACATCAAACAAAACTTACGCTTACATCATCGTAGGTTAATGTATATAATGGCTCCGTGGATGACCCGCTACGGAGTCCCTTAAAGAAAGGCACTTATGGCAGTCGAAACATCCACATCCACACAGACAACACAGATTGACCCAACAATCCAGCCGTTTTTGAAGTACGGTCTTGAGGAAGCGCAACGCTTGTATCAAGCTGGTGGTCCTCAATACTATCAAGGTCAAGGCTATGTAGGTCCGTCTACTGCCACACAGACAGGCTTGCAAGCTCTGGAAGCTCGCGCTCAAGCTGGCAATCCTTTGCTTGGTGCTGCTCAAAACCAACTGTACGGCACTATCCAAGGTGACTATCTTGGTGGAAATCCTTTCTTTCAGGGTGCTTTCCAACCTGCTGCACAAGCCGCGACTGAAGCGTTTAATACCGCAATTGGCGGCATAACTTCACAGGCTGCTAAAGCTGGTCGTTATGGCTCTGGTGCTATGCAAAACCTGCAAACATCTGCGGCTGGTCAACTGGCTAAGAACCTTACTGGTACTGCTGGACAACTGGCATATCAAAACTATGCTGATGAACGCGCTCGCCAACAAAGTGCGACTTTCGGCGCTCCACAAATGGCAGAGGCAGACTACGCTGACATTAACAAGATGTTGGCTGCTGGTCAGTTGGGTGAAGGCTACAAACAGCAAGCTCTGGCTGCTGACATGGCTAAATACAACTACGAGCAAAACCTGCCACAAGCTCAGTTGACAAACTATCTGAATCAAGCCTACGGTTTTCCTGCTGGCAAGACTTCTACAACTCAAACTCCTTACTACACTAACCCAATGGCTACGGCTCTTGGAACTGGTTTGTTGGGCGTTCAATTGCTCACAGGCGTTGACAAGTTGGGTACTGGTGGAACTGGCGGATGGAGTGAGGGCTATGAGTGGCTCAAAGGTAAATTCGGCGGTTAAGAGGTAAATATGGCATTACTAGATTCTCTGTACGGCGAAACGCCTTCTTATCTCGGCGGTCTTCTTGGTGAAGATGAGCTGAAACGCTTGCAAGGTCAAGCACAAAGCCAATCTAACTTAGGCATGGCTGCGGCTTTGCTTCAGGCTGGCGCACCTAGTCGCACTCCTGGCGGTGGCGCTTTGGCTATTGCTCAAGGTTTGCAGGCTGGTCAAGACTTGTACCGCAAGACTTTGAATCAAGGTTTGCAAGACAAGATGACTGCAATGCAAGTTGGCGAATTGGTGCGTAAGCAACAAGAATCTGAAGCTGTGCGTAAGTTCTTGCCTCAACTCGTGCAACCTGGTGCTGTTGAACAAAACTGGTCTGGCGCTCCAGAGCAGATTGGCGAGTATTTCCAAACTGGCGCAATTCCAACTCAGCAAGGTCCAGCAACGATTAACAAAGATGCGTTAATGAAGTTGGCTGTTGCTTCACCAGAGACATTTGCAAAATACAAATCATTGCTGCCTGAATACAAATTTGAAGGTGGTATTGCTTATGAAGTTTCACCTTTTGGTGGAGTTAAGAAAGTCGGTGGTCAAGGTAAATTGTCATATCAAGACCTTGGAAATGTTATTGTTGCTTTGGATGAGAGTGGAAAAGAAGTTGGTCGTATGCCTAAAGGTGCTGCTCCATCTGGCCCAGTATCTTTGCAATCTGTGGAAACAGAAAACGGCGTGATGACTTTCAACCCTAGAACTGGTCAATACACTCCTGTTGTTGCAGGTGGTCAGCCTTTGATGGGCAAGGGCGCTGGTAAGTTAACTGAGTCAGAAGGCGCTGCTGTAACTTACGGTATGCGAATGAATCAAGCCAATGAGATTCTCAAGCCACTAGAAAAAGCTGGTTTGAAAGATACTGGTTTGATTCGCTCTGGTGTTAGCGGAACGCTTGGCGCTACGCCTTTAATTGGTGACGCTTTGGCTCGTGGCTCTGACAATATTTTTAACTCATTGCCAACAGTTCTTGGTGGTCTTAATGAAGATCAGCAAAAGACTGTTCAAGCTCGTGTTAACTTCATTACTGCTGTGCTTCGTAAAGAATCTGGCGCTTCTATCTCTCCATCTGAATTTGCAACTGCTGAGAAAAACTATTTCCCTGCTCCTGGCGACTCTGAAAAGATCGTTAAACAAAAACAGGATGCTCGTGAATTGGCTTTGAAGGGCATGAAGATTCAGGCTGGTAAAGGCGCTAAGTTTATTGATGAATCAACAAATCAATGGTCGGTGGTGCGTTAATGGAAACACAAATCTACAAAGTGCGCGACCCTAGTGGCGCTATTCGTGAAATCAGAGGGCCTGTTGGCGCTAGTGACGAAACGATCATTGAAAAGGCTAAAGAGCTTTTTGCTAATGTTGCGCCTGTGGATATGGCAAGCAAGATTCCAGGTCAAGTATCAACATCTAAAGCCGAGCCTGAAATGTCAATGGCTGACGTAATTCGTGGCCTTGTTGAGACTCCTGCTGCTGTTGCTGCTAACCTTGTTTCTGGTCCTGTAACTTATTTGGCTGGTGCTGGTGGTCCTGAATTCCAACAATCTGTTGCTCGCAATATTCAGTATCAGCCTCGCACTCAAATGGCTCAAAACGTACTTGGTGCTATTAGTAGCGGTGCTGAAGCTGCAAAGATTCCACCTTTCATGCCTCAATTTGCTGGCATTAGACCTGGAATTGCAACTCAGACTCAAGAGGCTGTAACGGCACAAGCTGCAAAAGCTCCTGTCGCATTGGCTGACGTTATTGGTGCAATCAAAGGCGAAGCTGCTGCTCCACAAATGGTAGGCATGGGCGCTGCTGAGACTGCTAAAGCGTTAGAGCGTCAAACACGCGCTCAAGGTTTGCGTGTGCCTGTTGAACTAACAAAAGGCGAAGCAACTCGATTGCCAGGCGTTCAAGGATTTGAATCTGAGACACGCAAGGTTTATCCTGAGACTGTTGGTAAGCCATTGATTCAGCGTCAGATTGACACTAATCAAAATATTCTTAGCAACTTTGACGCATACACAACTGCTACTGGCGCTGAAATGTCAGGCAATCTGCGACCTGTTGGCAAGATTGTTGACGCTGCTTTGGTTAAAGAAGCAAAGAGCGCAATGGGCGAAGTAAATGCAGCCTATCAGAAAGCTCGTGCATCTGGCGAAACAAAAGCATTGGTTCCGTATGAAGGTTTGCTGACATACATCAATGAGCAAGGTCCAACAGTAAAAGACAAGTTGGCTCCTATTCTTGGTGCTGTTGAAGATCAACTGTTCAAGAATGACCCAACTAAAACTGGCGCTGTCACTATTGATGCGCTTGAAGATGTTTATCAGTTCATCGGTAAAAACGCACAAGAAGGCACTCCAAACGCTGTGCAAGCTCGTGAATTGAAGAACTTGATTAACCAAGCGACTGAAGGCGCTGGTGGCGATCTATACAAAGAAGCTCGTCAAAAGCGTGTGCAATACGCAAAGCAGTTTGAAAATGCTGCGTTTGTTGACAAGTTGCTTCGTAACAAGCCTGGCACGACAGATCGAGCTGTTGCTTTTGAGGATGTGTTTGAACACGCAATCCTTAAAGGTAGTTTTGACGACACTCGCAATATTGCTTTGTTGCTTAAAAAAGGTGGCGAAGAAGGTCAGCAAGCATGGAAAGAACTGCAAGGACAGACTATCCAATACATCCGTGACCAAGCGACTAAGAATATTCAGCGTGATGCTGCTGGAAGACCAGTTCCATCCGCTGCCGCAATGAATAAAGCAATTAGAGATTTAGATTCTGACGGCAAGTTGGACTACATCTTTGGCAAAAAAGGCGCTGAAGAAATCAGAGAATTGCGTGACGTTATGGTTGACGTTTACAGTCCTGTTTCTGGTACTGTTAACACTTCAAATACCGCAAGCGCGTTGCTAAGAGGTTTGGAGCGTATCAACGCATCACCACTATCAAAGATTCCTGTTGTTGGCTCTGCTACTAAGTACGCAGAAGAATCTTTACAACAAAAGGCTCTGAAAAAGATGGTTGAAGAATCTCTAAAGTATCAGCCTTAATCTAATTCTTAAACGAGGAAAATTATGTCAAAAACGAAAATCAGCGAGTACAGCTCAACCGCTAACTCCAACACAGACGTAGGCGGTATCAATATCGATGAAGGTTGCGCTCCTTCAGGTATTAACGACGCTATCCGTACATTGATGGCGCAGTTAAAGAACTTCCAAACTGGTACAGGTGGAGATTCTTTTAACGGTCCTGTGGGCTCTACAACTCCTGCTGCTGGTGCTTTTACTACGTTGGCAGCATCAAGCACAGTTACATTGTCTGGCGGTACAGCTAACGGTGTTGCTTACTTGAATGGCTCAAAAGTAGTAACTTCAGGTAGTGCTTTGGTGTTTGATGGTACTAACTTGGGTTTGGGTGTTTCTCCTAGTGCTTGGGGTAGTTCCTATAAAGCAATGGAGTTTTTGTACTCTGGTTGTGGAGTATTTAATACAGGCTCACAAAAATATATAAGCATGATTGCAAACGCTTATAGAGATTCTGGCGGAACTTACAAATACGCAGCATCGCTTGAAGCGGGGCAATATGCAATTTTTGGTAATCAGCATATTTGGTACAACGCAGCCTCAGGCACAGCAGGTAACGCCATCAGCTTCACCCAAGCAATGACGCTTGATGCTAGTGGGAATTTGTCATTGGGTGTAGGACAAATAGCTATCCCTGATACTAAATATTATTTGTTTGGTGCTGGTTATGGCGGTATTACAGGCAACGGTTCTAACTCATCGTCTGGATATTTAGCCTTTGCAACTTTTAATGCAGAACGCGCCCGTATTGACTCCAGCGGTCACTTTCTGATGGGGACTACTGATCCTTCAACTGCAGCTGGTGTAGGTTTCAAAATTAATGCAGACTCCTCAGTTCCCAATGTTGGACAAGTTGTTAATACTGCGGGAGTGGCAAACACATATCATTTCTATAACACAAATGCAACAAATTCAGGGTATCGTTTTTACGTTGGTGTAAACGGCGGTGTTAACAATTTCAGTGGTAACAACGTCAACTTGTCTGATGAACGCACCAAGACAAACATTGAAGTGTCAGGCGGCTACTTAGACAAGATTTGCGATATCCCTGTCAAGCTGTTCAACTACAAAGATGAGCCAGAAGGCGAACAACGCACACTTGGCGTTATCGCTCAAGACGTTGAAGCAGTTGCACCAGAGCTTGTAAACCAAGACGGGTGGCTTGGCGATGCTCCAGAAGGTGAAGCACCTCTCAAGTCGATTTACACGACTGACATGATGTTTGCCTTGATGAAGTGCATCCAAGAACAACAAGCCATCATCACATCTTTGACAGCTCGCATTGAAGCATTGGAAGCCTAATATGACTACAACTTGGACAATCAACAACTTAGACCGTGAAACCGCTGATGGTTTGGTGACTACTATTCATTGGGGTGCTACAGCAGTAGATGGCGACTTTTCAGCCTCTATCGTGAACACTCAACAGCTAGAACGTGGAGAATCATTCGTTGACTACGCTACCTTGACTGAAGCTACTGTGCTTGAATGGCTCTGGGAGAAGGTAGACAAAGAAACTGTGGAAGCTGCTCTAGAGGCTCAAATTGAGGCTCAACGCACTCCAGTTAAGGCTTCAGGGTTGCCTTGGGGTCAAGCATGATTAAACTTGAATTGACTCCTGACGCTGTAAGTTTTATTTTGAACGTATTGGGTGAGTTACCTACAAAGTCAGGCGCTTATCCTTTGGCTATTCAAATCAAAGAACAAACAGAAGCTCAATTACCAAAAGAAGGCAAAGAGGATGGACTATCAACTCCTGTTTAATGCTGCTGTCGGTTTAGCTGCCTTCTTTGGTGGCTGGACTTTAAATAGCATCACTAAAGCAATTGAGCGTTTGGATTCAGACGTTCGTGCAATGCCTCACGACTATGTTGGAAAGAATGACTACAAAGAAGATTTACGCGAAGTAAAAGACCTTTGCAGACAGATTTTTGACAAGCTAGACGGTAAAGCGGACAAGTAATGTGCCAATTGGAACTGCGCTATTCGCTGCGACAAC